AGCAGTTGATTTTGCTAAAGATTTTACTGATGTTAATGGTGTGACGTTGAATTATATCGATAAGGATGAAGAATGAAAGTTTTAGATAAGGGACATGTTGAAATTGTGGATCACATGGGAAGTGATCTCACTGTGTGCAATGCTGCTAGAGTTTCTTTTAATAGTGAAAGCGAATGGTGTGAAGATACCCAAGCTATTGACAGACTCAAAAAGTCAGGATCACAATACCATAAAGAAGATGTTCTGATGTTGTGTGAAAAAGATAAGAAGTTGATTCGTTTTCTCGCTCGACATAAACATTGGACTCCGTTCGCTCATCCACAGATCACACTCAGAATTAAGGCGCCAATTTCCATCCGAACCCAGTTTTTTAAGCACAAGCAGGGTTTCGTCGAGAATGAAATTAGTCGTCGTTATGTTTCTTATGAACCAGAATTCTACTACCCAGAGTGGAGAGGTAAACCTACCAACGGTGCAAAACAAGGAAGTGATGACTTCATTGGTATCGATAAGGAAACCGAACTGGGATATGAGAATGCGATACGATCCTGTATGTACACATACGGGCAACTATTAGAAAATGGTGTCGCACCAGAACAAGCCAGATTTGTTTTACCCCAAGGGATGTACACTGAATGGTATTGGACGGGCAGTCTTGCTGCTTATGCCAGATTCTACAGTCAGAGAATTGACGAACATGCACAGTGGGAAATCAGAGAATACGCAAAAGCAATTTCAAGTCTAGTCCGACCACTCTTCCCTGAGTCATGGAAAGAATTGACCTATATAAATGATCCAGTAAAGAGTAACACGGAGAATAAGTGAATGGGATTACCTAGTTTATATCAAGATTTTATACACCTCTCTCGGTACTCCCGTTGGTTGGATGAAAAAAACCGACGCGAGACTTGGGAGGAAACTGTGAAGAGATACTTTGACTTTTTTACAGAGCATCTCAAAGAGACGTGTGAACATGAAGTAGATCCAAGTCTACGTAAAGAATTAGAACAGGCTGTTGTGAATCTAGAGATTATGCCTTCTATGCGAGCTTTAATGACCGCAGGAGAAGCCCTTAAGAGGGACAATATCGCAGGGTACAATTGTTCCTATGTTAGTGCAAATAAGGTTAAGTCGTTTGATGAAATTCTGTACATTCTTATGTGTGGAACAGGCGTTGGATTTTCCGTCGAACGCGAACTCATCAAAACCCTGCCGACGATAGCAGAGGAGTTTGAAGAAAGTGATACGACAATTGTTGTACAAGATTCAAAGATGGGTTGGGCGAAAGCGTATAGAGAGCTCTTTAGCTTGCTCATTGGAGGTCAAGTTCCAAAATGGGACACTAGCAAGGTTCGCCCTGCGGGCGCAAGACTTAAAACTTTTGGAGGTCGGGCAAGTGGACCAGAACCTCTTGAAGATTTGTTTAAATTCACCGTCGAAACCTTCCGACGAGCTAAAGGTAGAAAACTTACTACTATCGAATGTCACGATATCGTCTGCAAAATTGCAGAGATTGTGGTTGTCGGAGGGGTACGGCGTTCCGCATTGATTTCTCTTTCTTCTCTCACTGATGAGAGAATGAGAGATGCAAAGAGTGGTGCTTGGTGGGAAGCAAATCCTCAACGAGCGCTTGCTAATAACTCTGTAGCTTATAGAGAGAAGCCGGAGCCTGGTACGTTCATGGAAGAATGGTTGTCTCTCTATAAATCAAAGAGTGGTGAACGCGGTATCTTTAATCGTGACGCTTCCAAGAAGCAGATCGAAAAAGCTAATGAATTTAGGACTCGACTGGAATCAGATTTCAGAACCAGAGAACCTGATCATGACTTCGGAACTAATCCATGCTCTGAGATTATCCTTCGGGATAAGGAGTTTTGTAACCTAACAGAAGTGGTTGTTCGTGCTGATGATACGGATGAGAGTCTTGATCGAAAGGTTAGACTTGCTACCATTCTAGGAACCTGGCAGTCAACACTGGTAAACTTTAAATACTTGTCTGGGGATTGGAAGAAGAACTGTGAAGAGGAAAGACTTCTCGGTGTCTCGATGACAGGTATCATGGACTGTAAGTTGACAAGAGAAGTGAAGAATCTACCGGATCGTCTAGAACGTTTTAGAGCAACTGCGATTATCTCAAATAAAGAACACGCAGATCTTCTTGGTATCCCTCAATCTGTTGCAATCACATGTGTGAAACCATCAGGAACAGTCTCTCAACTCACTGATGCTGCTTCCGGTATTCACGCAAGACATAGTGATTATTATATCAGAACAGTTCGAGCAGATAACAAAGATCCTCTTTGCCAGTTCATGAAGGATAAGGGATTCCCCTATGAGGCCGATGTTATGAAGCCTGATCATGTCACAGTATTTTCTTTCCCGATTCAGTCTCCCAAGGCATCTGTTACGAGAAATGACATGAGTGCAATAGAACAACTACAACTCTGGTTGGTTTATCAGAGACATTGGTGCGAACACAAACCAAGTGTGACCATCACCGTGAAAGAAGATGAGTGGCCTATGGTGGGTGGTTGGGTTTACGATCACTTTGATGAGATTTCAGGTATCTCGTTCCTACCCCACAGTGACCATTCTTACAGACAGGCTCCATACCAAGATTCTACGAAGGGTGAGTTTATTGAATTTTCTAAGAAACTGCCTAAAGAAGTTGATTGGTTGGAACTTTCCAGTTATGAAAAGGAAGATAATACATCCGGAACCCAGACCTACGCATGTAGTGGGAATTCGTGTGAAATTGTTGACTTGACAAACTGATCAAAATAATGTATAATACATATTGTTCACATTTGATTTTCAGATGTGATTACAATACAGTCTAACATAAGGAGAAACAATATGACTAAGACTGCTACTACACAGTGTGCTAAAGCCACTGAATGCCCCGTAACCGGGTGCTCGACCGATGTAATCGGTAAAACCCTTAAGAAGTTCGGCGTGTGCCGTTCGACTCTCATCACTCTCGCCCTTATTCCATTCGCATGGGATGGCGTTATCTGGTTCCGCGATGCAATCGCAACCGTTTGGGATGCAGTTACCTCTTGGGGTGTCTGAGTAACGAATAATGTCAAGGAGAAAAGACATGAATATTTCAAAAACAGGCATCATCTGTCTTGCCGCCAGCCTTTGCGGAGTTGCAAACGCCGACAACCTAGACAGTATCACAGAGTCAGTTCTTGCTGACTCATCGACCCGATTCAGCCTTTCCGGTGAAGAACACCTATCTCTCAATCTTGGTGGTTTCATCCAGACTGGTTGGAGTTACGGATCGGGTGCAGGACTGGATTCGGAATATGGTTTCTCGGTTGACCGTGCCCGTATCATCCTCAGTGGTGATTTGGGTAAGGACGCAAGTTACCTTCTAAGTGGACAGTGGAGTGATGTCACTTCTAGTTTCGACCTCCTCGATGCTCGCGTTGATTTCCGAGCTTTCGATGTTGCCGATGTCCGCGTGGGTCAGTTTGTCCCTGCATTTTATTCGGGTTTTGTGACCGATCCCCGTTCTCTTATCACCAATAACTACAGTGTTTCCGCACTGACTTTCGGTCAGGGTCGTGGACAAGGTGTTGAACTTTCAGACTTCTTCGTTGCTGAAAACGTGAAGTTCTCTGGGTTCTATACCAACGGGTTTAACGATACTGATGGTGTTGGAACTGATAATGGGTACGCAATCGGTGCTCGTGCATCCATCGATCTTGGCGGAGGACTCGCTGTCGGTGGTGGTTACGCATATAATAGTAATGATGTAACGGATTACAGCAGCTATACAGTTGACCTCGACTACACTAGTGGTAAGTTCGATTTCAACGCTGCATGGATCTCTAATGACGAGTCCGGCAGTTGGAGTGATTACTCCGTGGTTGGTACGGTTGCTTATCAGTGTGCTGATGACCTTCAGGGTTTTGTTCAGTACGAGTATGGTAACCTCGATGGTGCAGCTAATAAGTTGAACATCGCAACCGTTGGTTGCAACTACGATATCCACGAAGGTATCGTTTGGACCAACACCTTCGGATATGCTTTCGAAGGTATCGATGCTGGGTTTGATACTGATAACACTGGATGGAGAACTTCCACCGACTCAGGTGAGTATGTTATCCGAAGTGTGATTCAGGTTAGTTTCTGATAAAAACTAATAGATCCACAAAGAACCTCTCCCTAAATATGGGGAGAGGTTTTTTTTATGTTTGGACATTGGGAAAACATACCAGTAGACTTTGAACCAGATCGATGGTTTGGTTTTGTCTACCAGATCACGCACAAAGAGTCTGGTAGAAAGTATATTGGTAAGAAACAGTTGCACTCCTACACACGAAAGAAAGTGGCCGGTAGGAAGAACCGGAAACGTGTGGTCAAGGAATCTAAGTGGAAATCCTATACCGGTTCCTGTGATGAACTGAATCAGGACATCGAGGAGTATGGTAAGGACTGCTTCACGTTTGAAGTATTGAAACTGTGTAAGAGTAGAGGAGAACTAACGTTCTCTGAGGTGGAGTACCAGATCAAGAACGATGTTCTATCCGAATCTCTAGATAGTGGGGAACGAGCCTACTACAATTCAAATATTATGAATCGTTGGTTTGTCCAGAAGGACTAGGTTTAAACTCTCTCCATACGAGTAGTGAACCACCCAGAATGAGAATAAACCATATCATAGGAGGCCACCACGAATGGGAAATTTCTATGATATCTTGTGTTCTGGAATCTACCGGGGAACCAACTTCTTTGATGGGGACTGAGTTGTTTTCGCCGAGAATTTTCTGATTACCTGCACAACCAACTAAACCCGCACAAAATAAAATCAATAATAACTTTTTCATCTAGACTTCCCTGCTGCA